GCAGAGGCACTTTCGGAGATTATTTCATCATTTGATGACTCTATTGATAGCCTCGTTGCAATATAATCACCACCAGATGAATCAGTGCTGTTTGGAAACTCAACTATTGCGTCCCTTACATCACTTAAGTCACCAATTCCAACGCTGACGTTCAGCTGTGTGTTTGAGCCGTAAGTTATAAACAATGTTGTGTTAGACGGAGAAACACCAAGCTTGTCAGTGTTTAGAAGCTCATTTGGATCAAATGCAAAATCAGTGATAAAATTTTTACCCGTCTCTTTCAGTACAACTTGCGATGGGTCTGTAACGTCTTTTACCTCTGTCTCCCTATCAGATCCGAAACCAAATTGTAAATATGTTCCGGACTCATCCTGCTCGACAACAAATCTTCTGGCTGCTGCGAATGGCTTCAATATTGAGGCCACACCATCAGCGGCAGCTCTTGGATTTGTGGTCTCTCTGTATACGGTATCTTGTGATAGGTGGTCAACTTGATAGTATTGGTGTCCTTCAGAGTCAAAAACAGACTCTATTTCATTTATAATTGATGGACCCACTCTGATCCTTAAAAATCTTTGAAATTCCCCAACAGATATATCTGTTACAAATCTCGCACCGCTTTTAACTCTGCCGTATGATCTGAGAGCATATTCCGTTGGTTTACCAGTTGTATTATCAAATTTTGATGCAACAATCTCAACATTTGAGTCATTAAAGTCAACATCTTCAAGCAATATAAAGTTTGCGTTGCTTGTAGAGCCAAATTGACTACCCTTTTTTAATATCGGTATAAAGCTAGTGTCTGGACCTACACCAGTTTCCGCTGCTTTGATTAAAACATAAAAGGCTGCTGGTCGTCCATAAAATTTGTAGCCCATTTGTCTCGCATGTCTTCTTATATTATCGTACTGTAACGCAGTTTCTAAAAAAGACTCATTAACTTGAAAATCCAAATAGAAAGACATAACGTCGCCGACATAAGAGACAGAATCTAACATGAGAGATCCAAAAGAAGAGTCATTGAAGTCATTATATTGATCTGGGTAGAACCTCTTTGCATGCTCTACCAAATCTGCTTTAATCGAATCAAAGCTTCTACTTGTATATTTTATTACTGGTTTTGTTGACATAAATTATCCTCAATATCCTCCACCGGTAAAAGTGGAAGTGCCGCCATTTAAAGAAACATCCAAAGATAGCACATCTCTCAATCTTAAATTATCAACAGAATATTCTATCCTAATTTTTAAACCCGTATCACCATCTAAAAGAGTGTTAACCTCTATACTAGTTACCCTTAAGTATGTCAGTTTTTTAGAAACTTGGTCGCTTATTTCTGATCTTATTGCCGAAGATACCTCGGAGGTATTGTTTTCAAAAAGATATCTTCTAATCCCGACACCATAATCGGGATCACTAATTTTTTCACCAGGATTTGTAAGTATTAAATTTGTTAAATGAAATCTAACAAGTGATTTCATATCCTCATGATTTTTATAAGAGCCATCATTAGAAAATTGCAAAGGTATTACAGGCGCTAGTATCATATTGTTTCCTCTTTGTAATTATTCGCCTTCTAAGAATTTAAGTAAACTCTCGTCACATTCTTCGAGCTCGCTTACAATTCTTCTTTTCTTAGTCCATGCTAAATTTAAATTTGAAAAATCAAACTTCGGTATGAGGCTTTTTAACCACTTAGAAAGTGATAAGTTTAATTCATTACCCATCTCTTTGTCCTCTTCGTGATCGTTGTTGTAAGTCGCAGAAAACATCCTGTTTAAGGTTGTTTTTGTGCCCTTCAATAATATATTATCAGAGTTTTCAAGATCTTCAGCATCTAATCTATCTGATTTGCTTCTTATCCAGCCATCATTGTAACCAACAGACGGAAAAAACGAGCTGTAAACATGTGCAATATTCGTAGAAACAACGGATCTATAAGAAAAAATACCCTCGAAAAACGTCCTATACCCCTCCGTTTCGATAAGGTTTCTATACAAACAAAAAGTATCATATTGATTAACTGATTGTTCGGATAAAAATGTTTCTACTGTTTCGTCTTTTAAATCATATTCAAAGCTGAAAAGAGGAAAAACGTATTTGTCACCAATTTTGTAGGACTTTTCAACCTTTCTATCTTCAAAATCATCTAAAAACGACAGATCGTTTGAAATTGTATCTGGTGCTATAAATGAAATTCTAATTCCAAATTTCATGGGAGGGTCACCTAACAATTCTGCGCTTACTGGGTCGAACTGAAAAGTGCCAAAATAATCAGATAAATTTTTACTCTTATCTATATCAATTGACGTTAAATAATCTCTAAATTGTTGCAAGGATGTAACTCCAAATAAGCTCTCATCTCTAGCGGTTATTAGACCATCTGGATCAAGGAGATCTGGTTTTTCAATTACTCTTAAATATTTTTCTATCATAAAGTGTCCGTCATTATCAACTATTTCTCTTCTTTCATCAGAAATTTCTATAGAATCAAAAATATTAGAATTGACGTCTGTCAACACCTCATTGACATCTCCATATTCCACTGGTTGCTTCAGTAGTGCTTTTTGTATGTTCGCATAAGTACCAACATTTAGATCAGAACCTATAAACATTTTATCTTTCTTTAACATATATTCATTTAGGTTATAGATTGTTGGCTGGACGGCTTCGCTGAACAATTTTGAAAATGCTATGATCTCTTGTGAGACTATTCTTGATAAAATTGTTAAACATGAATCTTCAACGGTTCTGATGGCAAAAAGTTTTGTTTGTAATCTAAATTTTGCTATTCCTATCTTGTTTGGTTTTTTAATAGAAACTTCTGTCTCTTCATCTCCGACAAAATTCATAATATTCTCACCATAATCATCATATGCAATTGACATCTTGTAAAAGGTATATGGGTTATCATAGTCCGCTTGAGAAAGAGAAAAATTACTAAAGCGATTTAAGTTAACTTTTTCAAAATCATCTGGAAAGGCTCCGCCCATATCACTTGGTCCTGGATATTTGTAATACTTTTGAACATTTCGTATGTTATTAATTGCGTCTTGCTCAGCCGGTGTTGCTGTTATCTTTCCCATTTCAACATCTCTAGAAAAAGATTGAACGGCTTGTTCCAAAAACAAAAGGTAATACCGATTTTTACTTATTCTTTTAAGACTTGAAACAATGCTTTCGTTTCTCATCTCATTTATCATATTTTCTGATACTATTCTTGGCATTAAGTTGTCATAATTTTCATCTCTGATTGCTAAGTTTGACATTATTGGCATCATTTTAACCATTTCTGGAAACATGTAAACTTGAATAGTCGCTCTAATCAAACCATCTAGAATTGCGGTTGATTCATTGTCAAGAATCTTATCGAAAGGAATATCTTTTCTACATTCTGGATCGTTGTACAATCTTTTATCTAGTGGTATATTCTCTCTAAGGTTTTTAACTCTATCCTCGATATCTTTAAAAGGCAGTGCCTTGTCTAATGGTTCACCACAAACATCATCTATTTTAGAATATAGTTCATAAATTTTGTACCAACCTTGTTTTTGCTTTGGAACAACGTATATGTAAGGTTTTGTATATTTTCCACCGTGTATTTCTGGGTCTAAAAAAATGACTCTTTCGTTTTGAGATTTACCCAAAACCTTTTCAGCTTCCTCTTTGTCGTATTCCGTGACGCCATCAGGATTAAAGTAAATAAAGTCGTCTTCTGTTAAATCGTCAGCAACATATCCAAATTCAAAACCACCACTAATTTGATCTAGTAGTCCTGATTGCTCTATATCTGAGTAGGCTTCTGACACTCCTTCTTTGTCAATATCTAGAGGATCAGACACAAGCTGCTCCATGCTCTGTAAAATTGACAAATCAACATCTTTGCTTACAAGCGCTCTTGAAACAAAAGTAAAAATATTTTTTGCAATAGAATCATGCAATGTTGATCCACCACCTGCTCCGATACCTGTTAAACTATCAAAATAATTATTAAAAAATTGAACTTTATAGGGTAAAGACCCAGTGGGTTGAAATGAGTATGATGAAGAAAATGCATTTCGCAGTGTATAGTTTACAACCTCAGTCTCAGGTCCATCTGACTCTATCTGTACAGATCTGATAGTATAGTCAAAATTGTTTAGAGGTTCATAGTTTATGGATTCTGGTAACGAATTAGTCGACACAGAATTTATAAACTCAGTATTTATAGCAAGACTTTCATTGGTATATTCTGCTAGGTACTTAATTGTATAGTCAGATTTTTTTATCGGCACCATGTAAGAATAATATTCAAAATCACCACTATTGTGTTCAACTATATTTGCTGACCCTGTAGAAAAAGAGGTGTTTGTTTCGTATATCAATTCACTATTGATAATACTATCTCTGCAATGAGATCCAATAGTCAGGGGCCAAAAACCTCTATCTTTGTCATCAGGATTTTCTATTTCATCAGGACTGTTGTAGTAGAAAAAACGAGTTCCAATCCATCTAGTATAAAAGTTGTGTCTTTTAAATGTATTACCACTTGTGTCTCTCATTAAATCATTCAATAGTGATTTTCTTCCTCCACTGACATCAACATGAAAATTATTTTGTATTGTCTTGAATACAAAATCCATATTGTTGTTTGTTATGTCTGTGGTATTTATGCCGTTTTCTGCATCTTGCCCTTCTGTCGACGAAACCACATCGTTATTGCACTTGTCATAAGCATCTGAGATCTGTTCTGCTATTATCTTATCCAAATTGTTTACATTGTTTATAACGTCTTCAAACTCTTTTGTTGCGACGTCATTTAATTTTTCTATTTCTTCTTGCGCTTGTTCGGGTGATAGCCCATTATCAACCATAATGTTTCTTCTTAAATCATCCCAAGAATCAAGTAGCTGATTATCCATACATACAAGATCGCAAAGTGGGTTGTCTGCTTCTATTCCATTTAAAACCTCATTTATTTGATCTGCTTGTTCTGGACTTATCATTGAGGAGGCGTTAGAGAAAAATGATTCAACTGCTTTACCGTTTGGAAAAAAGTTTGCAAAATTCGGACATGATATCCTTACTAGTCTAGCAACCCTTTCGTACACCACAGGATTTACTTGTTGTCCTGCCATTATCAATAACATCTCCCTTCTTGAGAGAATATTAGATATCGCCTTTGAAAAACAATCCAACAAATCACTTGGATCTGCTTGATTAGCAGATAGATCTTGAGGAGTCATACCCATTCCGCCAAGCATATCTCCCAAAAAGTCATTGAAATTTTCTGGGTTATCTCTCAGATCGTCACATAAAAATTTTCCAAATAAATCTTGAAAAGAACTTTGGTTGGGACGGCCTGTAACTGAGTTAAACGCTGCATTTCCAACAGCGGACAATCCTGCACACAGTACGTCATCTAATGTTTGAATTAGTTTTAAAATTAAACTTACGATTATTTTTACTAATATTTGTCTTAATATGGGTACAAGCAACCTACCAAGTTTTATTTTTATTTTAATACCCTGTAATTTTGGTAGTTTTGGTAAGCTAATGGAAAATGTTGGGTCACATATGTCGACTTTAAACTTTGGTATTAAATTACTTAAATCTAAAAGGTCTTTTAGGGGTGGGGTTGGACAATATTTGTTATTAAAAATCGATGATAGTAGATCTCTAATGAAAGGCGTTACAGGTAGTCTGTCTAAGTAACCTAAAAAATCATCTATTGGTACAATCTCCATCAGGGCGTCTATGTAAGCCTCTAAAACAATCCCTGTTACATCGCTTAATCCTCCACCAATATTTGCTTGTTCTCTTTGGTCTTTTTTAAGGTTTGAACCATTTGTTGTTGGTGGTGGTACTATTTCCCACTGTCCGCTGACCCTGTACATTGTTTTCTTCTTTCTTCCTTTCTTATCTAAAACAATTACCGGAATTTCAGTATTCGCTGCTCTGATAACGTCACCACTAGAATTGTATCTCGCTTCGTTAAAAACAAAGTCTTTCTTATAATCAATACTTACAAATTTTTCGCTATCAAATCTTTGAGAATCTTCCGAACCAAGAATAGATCCATCAGGGCTAGTAATAGGATAGCCGCCTTCAGATGGTTCAGCACTGGGGGCAGAATCAGAAATTTTTTCATTTCTTTTTTCACCAGCTTGCCAAGATGAAGTCCATGGCTCTATAAGTGCACCAGACTCTATCACTTGTTGAACTTTTGCTTGGACTTCTCTTTGTTGGTCTAGCGGTAAAAAAGCTATTAATTTTTCAAGGTGTCGAACACTTAGGTCCTTTAACATGGCATTAATCATTATTGGTAAAGCTCTCTCAAACGGGATACCTTGCAGAAGACACTTTGCAACATTTTTACCTAAAAACCCCAGCTCACAAAAAGTTAAAGTTCCTATCCAATCAAAATCACCAAAATCTGTTACACCACCGTCTGAAAATTTGTCAATAATTTTTAAAAGAATGCTATCATCAAACTTCTCTCTCTCAAGCTCTTTAAGAAGTAAGTTTTTTATACTTTTTGAAATTGCTAACTCTTCTTGTGTTTGAGATTGTATCTTGTTTTTTTGACTTGGTTCACAATTTTTTAAATTAAATTGAAGCGACAATAGCTCCATACCACTGCTAAAATCAGTTATTAAATTTTTAAGAAAATCATCAAAAGTTCCAAATTTATTTAATAAACAAGACATAACATTGTTCGTATCATCTAAAGGGGAACTGTTTGATCCAAAATCAACCACTACTGGTGGAAAAAAATAAGTTTGATAAAACTCGTGCCAAGGTGGGCCCTCTGGTGCTAAAATATCATCAGTAATATCAAAGATATTCGCAATAAATGAATTTATATTAAAACTTGGATAAGTATTTGGTGGTCCAAAACGACCTTCTTTTCTCTCTCTGTAAATTTTTCTATATTTACATCCATGAGGCTTAACTGATACAGACTTTATTTTAAAAGGAATCTCAACGTCGTCGTTATCAAAAACAATTTTGATTTTTTCAACTCTTTTTTTTCCAAACGGAGGAAAAGGGCTATAAGCACCAACATAATATCCTTTATCAGAGATTATACTAAATAAAGTGCTGCGAAAAGCTTTAATCTGATCTTTTAAGTCAAACACATCAGCAGACAGTGGATAGTACATGTCCATATTAGCATACCTAACATAGCCACCTCTCATCAAATGAAATTCATAATATCTTTTGTATATAGCTAAAGTCGCTTGCAATCGTAAGGTGTCTGTCAAAAACTGACCTGGTTCAAATTCTATTTTATCTTGAAAATTTTCCTCTTCATTGTCACTCTCATCTTCTTCAAACGCTGGTAGTGCTTCGAATATTGATTTTTGTATTGTTAATCTAACTTTAAATAAATTTTCAGGAGTGGCTTGATATTCAATTGACACAACTCTTTCCAAAGGAGTCTCAGTAAGTAAAGCGCCACTAGCTTGGCCCTGTTGCAATTGTCCTTCACCCGTAACACCTTCAGAACCCTGTTGTATTTCTGTATCATCTTTAATGTACCTATTGTCACTGGTCTTGTTAAAATCGTAGCATAATTTTTTTAAATATTTTATTAGAATTGTTTCTCTGATTCTGGTTGTTCCTAAATCTCCTGCTTGAAAAGACTCGTTAAAAGCCTCATGTTCTCTGACGTATTTTTCAAAATCACCTTCATATCTTTGGGCAACAAAAGATACACTATGTTCTCCGGCAAAATCAATAACATATCTACAGTTTTTTTCATTGTAATAAGAACCTTCGGAATAAAGAATATTGGGTTCGATATAATTTTGATTTGGAATACATTCAGGGCATATTTCTACCTCTGCATCTTCAATAAGTCGCTCTAACTCCTCTGAGAAATTTTCCGCTGTCTTACTGCATGTATCGTTATTTTCTTGTTGTGTGATAATCTGTGTCATTTAAATTCTCATGTTGTGTTAACAAATTTACTGTTTATATATTTATATCCAACGTCCTCTAGATAGTTTAATCTAAAAAATCCTAAATTTTTTGATTGTAGCTTAAGTTCAATGCCTCTGGTGTACGCTGCTCCTGCCAAGGGCGCTAATGCTTGTGTAAAAATTACTGATGGTGCGGCGATGAAAGCACCTGTTGGTGTGGGCACTATTATCTCATGATGATGACCGCCAATCAAAGAATATAATTTTGAAATGTCGTCTGCGTTTGATTTAACATTTAAGATTACGTCTTCAAGTTGATCAACTAAGTCTTTTAAAGAATCAACTAGATTGTTTCCCTTTGGAATAGGTTGGAGATTTTTTATTTTTTCATTCATTGGTGGACCAATAGAGCTGAAAATTGGTAAGCCAAATGAAGTTCTGTCTTCTGTGAAGTTTCCTGCGATGAGGTCTATTTTGCTACTTACTTCTATATCGCCACCTTGAGAGTTTTTTTCACCGGCAATTCCAGGCCTATTTATTTTTCCTCGACCTGCTACTATTTTGACGTGATTTGTTCCAACTATTCTAACATGGTCTGCTTTTATCGCTGCTCCAGATCTTTTTGCAGATCCGGCTCCTTCCTCGGAACCTTTTGCTAATCCAAAATAAGAATCTACATCCCCCCTTTGTGTAATATAAATTCTTGCTGCATCAGAGAAAAAATTTGGATGAACGGCAATGCTTGAGTCTGGTGTACCTCCGACAAAACTTGAGTGCCTTCCAACAACCATATCTATACTACTAACATTTGGTATTCCTTTGGCAC